CGCTGCAAGATCCAACACGCTACGCTGGCAGCACTCTTGATAATTTCATTAGATCCGGTGTTCCGCGCGTTGTTGCACAAGTTAAAAAATCGGGTTTGCCAGGGGTGCTAGAAGGGGATCCCGTGGTAAGAAATGCAAGGACTGCCCTCGATCAGATTAAATCACAGATCCCAGGGTTCTCTAAAACTTTGCCGCCAAGACGTAATCATTTCGGCCAAGTTAAAGTGCTTGATGGATCTCGCGGCCCTGACTTGCTAAGCCCGTTTTATTCATCAGCTGTTGGCAGCAACGATTTCAATACGAATAAAAATTACAATAAGCGCGTGGTCGCGGTATCCCAGATCTTTGCTGATGTGCGCTACAGCCCCAAAATGCCCGGCAAGGTTTTAATGGGTGATCGTATGGGCGGCGAGCTTATGGAAAAGATAGAGCTCTCACCAGAGGAAGAAAGCCGCTACCATCAAGTCGCCGGTGTCTTTGCCCTGCAAGGTGGCATTAAAGGCTTTGAAATGCTGGGCGTTGAAGAACTGCTGAAATCAGAAGGTATACACCAGCTGATCGAGCGTACAAAGCAGGGCGATGATCTGGCCCGTGAAATCTTACACACGCAGATCGATACTGTCTTTAGGAACGCTCGGAATTTGGCAAAAGCATACATGCTCACGGCTGATCCAACTTACAGCGATAGCCTCAGTTTGAAGATGCAGAAACGCTATGATGACGCGACAAATCTCATGGAGACTTTTAATCAATGACGATTTCATCGACAACTACGGTCAATCAATACACCGGCAATAATAGCACCACAGCCTTTGCCTATGCCTTTAAGATTTACGCCGATGCAGATCTCAAAGTCATTTTGACGAGCACAGCTGGTGTTGAAACCGTGCAAACATTGTCCACGCATTACACTGTGTCCGGGGCTGGTGATGCTGGGGGCGGCAACGTCACATTCACATCAGGCAACACGCCAGGAACTGGTGTGCTCGTAACCATCTTACGAAACACAGCAATTACGCAGAGCACTGACTATGTGGCCAACGATGCCTTCCCGGCGGCATTGCATGAGGATGCATTAGACCGGCTCACGGTCATATCCCAGCATCAGCAAGACAGAATTGATCGATCAATCAAAGCGCCCGACTCTGAAGCAGCTGGCTATAATATGACGCTTCCAGCCAAGGCAAGTCGCTTAGGCAAAGTTCTTGGGTTCAATAGCTCGACCGGCAATCCAGAAGCTGTTGACAATGGCGCTTTAAGCAACGCAGAAGTTCGTGCGGCAGTTGAAGCTGCATCAGATAGCAACGTGTTTACCGATGCAGACCATTCAAAATTAGATGGTATCGCTGCAAGTGCTAACAATTATTCTCACCCCAACCACACAGGTGACGTAACATCGTCAGCAGATGGGGCAACCACTATAGCGGCTGATGCGGTTACTGGGGCAAAAATAGCTGACGATGCAGTAGACAGTGAGCATATTGCTAGCGGCGCAATTGACCTAGCTCATATGTCAGCTAACTCGGTGGACTCAGACCAATATGTAGATGGCTCAATTGATACCGCGCACATTGGCGATGACCAAGTAACGTATGCCAAGATTCAGAATGTTTCAGCAACAAATGTTGTGTTGGGCAGAGATAGCTCTGGCGCAGGGGTTATAGAGGAAATTAGCGCCTCTAGCTTGCGCACAATACTCAATGTCGAAGATGGTGCTACAGCCGATCAATCTAACGCTGAAATCAGAGCGGCTGTCGAGGCTGCGACAGACAGTAATGTTTTCACCGATGCCGACCACAGCAAGTTAAATGCTATAGAGGCATCCGCAGACGTTACAGATACAGCAAACGTAGTGGCGGCACTTACCGCAGGGACAAATGTTACTATAGCCAGTGATGGGACTATAGCGGCGACAAGCGGCGGTGACACCAATCAAAATGCTTTTTCAAATGTTGCTGTGTCGGGGCAAAGCACTGTAGCAGCTGATGCCGCCACTGATACACTTACACTAGCGGCGGGTTCAAATGTTACGCTTACAACAGATGCGGGTACTGACACAGTAACCATTGCTTCAACCGATACCAATACGACTTATTCTGTTGGGGATGGCGGTTTAACTCAGAATAACTTCACAAATACGCTGAAGTCAAAACTGGACGGCATTGAAGCAAGCGCCACTGCGGATCAGACTGATGCAGAGATAAGAGCGGCAGTCGAAGCAGCGACTGACAGCAACGTGTTCACTGACGCAGACCACAGCAAGTTAAATGCCATAGAGGCCAGTGCCACCGCAGATCAGAGCGCAAGTGAAATCGAAGCAATCGTTAATCACGACAATCTGCAAGGCTTCGTCGCCGCAGAGCATGTTGATTGGACTGCAGATCAAGGTTCAACAAATATCCACTCTGGTAACTATACGAATACAACTTACTCTGTAGGCGATGGTGGGCTTACACAAAATAACTTCACCAATACCCTTAAAAGCAAATTAGACGGTATTGAAGCCAGTGCTACAGCTGATCAGAGTGCAAGTGAAATACTAACGGCGGTTAAGACCGTAGATGGAGCAAGTTCTGGTTTAGATGCTGATTTATTAGATGGGCAACACGGTTCTTATTATACAAACTACGCTGATACGGCTGTAAGTAATCTAGTCGACAGTTCGCCTTCCGCGCTTAATACATTAAATGAACTGGCTGCGGCGCTTGGTGATGATGCTAACTTTAGCACCACTGTTACGAATTCAATTGCCACAAAAATGCCTTTAGCGGGCGGCACGTTCACAGGTGATGTAACCTTTGTTGACGGCGAAAATGCAATTTTTGGGACAGGTCAAGACTTTTTCATAAACCACAATACAGACGCCCTTATAACTAATCTTACTAACAGTATATACATACAAAATTATGCTAACGACAAAGATGTAATCATAAAAACTGACGATGGCAGTGGAGGTATTACTGATTATTTTAAAGCAGATGGCAGCACAGGCGAAGTGCAGATATATCACTATGGTTCCGAGAAGCTAAAAAGTCAGGCTGGTGGTGTAGATGTTACGGGAGATATAACTGTCTCAGGGACGGTAGATGGCAGGGACATTGCTACCAATATCCCCGCAAGCCTTGGAACCGCAGGGCAAGTGCTTACTGTAAACAGTGGGGCATCAGCGGCTGAGTGGGCGGCTGCAAGTGGTGGTTTCACCCTTATAAAAGAAAATTATTCAAATGACACAGCGCCAAATGTGACTGGAAATGACAGTGTGGGGATTGGTGGTAGTGTAGTGGTCAGCGCGGGAGACAGCGTGGCGATGGGCTACTTAGCCAAAGTAGAAGGTGCTATGTCGGTTGCAATTGGTGTGCAGGCACATGTGACAACGGGGGCAACGCAAGCCATCGCAATCGGAGACAATGCGAAGGTCAACGCAGGGACATCAGGGGTCGCATTGGGGACGAGTTTTGTCGAAGCGACTGATGCTTTTGCCGCAGTGATAGGGACAAACAGTAGCACTTATGGAGCTAAAGCAGCCAATGCCATCGCGCTTGGAGATTTAGCTAAGGCTAGCCACGCGAATGCAATCGTACTCGGCGATACGGCGGCCTCATCAGCAGCTAACGAAATTACGCTAGGCAGTACAAGCGATACCGTTCGTATTTCCTCTGTCTACACCCTACCTACCGCTGACGGCTCTGCAAATCAGGTGCTGACAGCGGCTGGCGATGGCTCGACAAGTTGGGCGGCTGCTTCAGGTGGCGGCGGCTCACCTGATCTTTATGCTGAGAATTACACTACTGGCACAAAGCCCACTACGACAGGAACGAACGCTGTTTCGATTGGGAAGGGTAGTTCAGCTGCGGGGACTGAGGCCATTGCGATGGTTGACGGGACAGCAGATAGCCAAGATAGTTTCGCTGTTGGGGGCATTGTTCAGAGCGCCATTGGCGGTTATGCAATTGGCAAAAGCGCACAAGTTTATTCGCAGTATGGTTTGGCCCTTGGTCAATCAGCGCTAGTCAGCGCCGCAAGCTACGGCACTGCCGTTGGTTATCAGTCGGTGGCTGGGGCAAACTCAGCCGTCGCGTTTGCAAAATCTCGTGCATCAGGGGCCGATAGTCTGGCTGGGGCTATAGCTAGCAACTCAAGCAGCTACGGCGCTACTGCGTCTGGGGCCGCTGCCATAATGAATTGGGCAAAAGCAAGTAGTTCTAACAGCGGGGCATTTGGGTTTGGAGCAAATGCTACTAATTCAATGGCTTACGCCTTTGGCGCTCAAACATTCGCCACTGGAGACTCTTCTGTTTCTCTTGGTCGTAACTCTTTAGCTTCAGCAACGTATTCAATCTGTATTGGGAACGCTGGTCAGAACAATATCCAGTCATCTATTAAGTTTTCTGGCAGTCAGCATGCCAATCAGGGTGATGCTCAAATTGGCTTATATCCATTGATGGCTGATACAACTGATGCCACTGCCACTGCAATGGTTACAAATCACCAAAGCACACCGAGTGCGGGTACTGCTAATCAAATCGTTCTACCCAACAACAGTGCTTACGCCTTTCATGGTACTATCGTAGCTCGTCAAAAAGCAGGTGATGGCACAGCTTGTGCCGCATGGAAAATCGAGGGTTTAATACGTAGAGAAGCTAATGCTGGCACAACTACTCTTGTTTCTTCAACGGTTACAGCAATTAGTAACACCCCGTCATGGGGTCTGGCGTTATCCGCTGACACGACTAATGGCTGTCTCAAGGTTCAAGCAACTGGTGCAGCATCAACCAATATCAGGTGGACTACTAGTATTACCACATCAGAACTAACTTACGCCTAAAGGAGCATCCAAATGGCTATACAGCACAACATCGCAGAAGGCGCAAGCCAGTACGGCATTGCATTTAATAACGCATACTACCGCATCGTGACAGCGGCTGTGTCTCGTCAACGTGGGGATGACCCAAAGTTCAGCGTCATGATTGACTTGAGCGGCTACGCGACAGGCACAAACTTAACCGACGATACCAGAGAGGTAGACTTCAAGCGCTTCAATGCGCCACTCGATGCCGTCAACAGTTCATCAGGCGATGCCTTCTTGGATAAGTGTTATTCATGGGTCATGGCTCAAGACGAAATGAGTGGATCAACGGCGGTATAGGCAATTAAAGTCGGAATAAAAAAATGAAGCAAACAGTACAATCAGCCCATCAGCGCATCGACGGATTGGAGAAGGAAGTTGTTGCCATGCAGACTGAAATGCGGATCCAGTTCAAAGATCTGTTTAACCGGGTCAAACGCATCGAGGCTGTGGTGATCGGTACATCTGCCACGATCATAATTTTGCTGCTGCGTTTAGTAACAACCGGCTAATTTTCTTTGACATAGTGAGAGCTCAATGGTGGATCCATTAACGGCGTTTGCGGCGATCAAAGCCGCTGTGAGCGCTGGTCAAGAACTTGTGAATGTTACAAAGCAGATTGGCGAGTTCTTCGATGGCGTGGATGATCTCAGGAATAAGCACAATAAGAAAAAAGGCAGTGCTTTTTCTGGCGATGATGAAAACGCAATGGAGACCTTTGTCGCTCTTCAAAAAGCACGGGATGCTGAAGATGAACTGCGTCAGCTGATCATTCATCTGCGCGGTTACTCTGCCTGGCAAGAACTGATTGCGATCAGAGCGCGCGTAAGGCGCGAGCGTAAGGAACGCGAAGAAGAAGAGGCCAGACTAAAAGCGGAGCGGTTTGAGGCCATTGTCATCTGGGGCAGTGTTGGCCTGATTTTCACATTGGTTTGTGGATTTGCGCTCGTAATTTTACTGGCGAGCTTAGAAAAAATTTAAGCAATGAGGTTACAAAATGGCACACACAGTAATTGACGATTGGAAGATCGTCCCCAGGCTAATGATGTTAGCTATAACCGTAATGTGTTTTCAAGTGACAACCTGGTTTATTACGTTGCAAGATCCCACGTTGAACCAAAGCGGTTTTTGCTCAATTATTTTTGGCTGTTTCTCTGGCTGTTTTGCAGTTTGGCTTGGCCGGGAAACTAACAAATGATCGGGCAAATCTTAGGCGCAGCCGCGCCCATCTTGGATAAATTTATTGAGGATAAAGATGCCAAGATTAAAATCAAAGCCGAGCTCGAACAGAGCATCATTGGACTGCAAGCAGCTCAAGCAGCTGCGAATGTTGAGCAAGCAAAACACAGCTCGCTTTTCGTAGCAGGGGCTCGCCCGGCAATCATGTGGATTTGTGCGTTGGGTTTAATGACACAATTCTTTTTGATGCCGATAGCTGAGTGGGCCACCGCTATCTGGGCTCCGGGTACACCTCTGCCAAAACTTGAGACTGAGGAGCTGATGAGCTTGACCCTGGCATTGCTCGGTCTTGGCGGCATGAGATCTTGGGAAAAGTCCAAGGGCGTAGCAAGAGAGAGCATGGGGAAAAAGTAATGGATATGTGGCAATGGATCCTGTTGTTCAGTGCAGTCTCTCTGAACACACTGGTCAACTGTCTTCGCTTATACCTAGAGGACAAAGAACGCCGCGCCTGGTTAACTGATAGGAAGTTGTGACATGAGCAAAGCGATGAAGCTGCTGCAACAAAAATGCGGCTGTAAAGCGGATGGATCTTTCGGCCCCAACACCGCGCGTGGGATTGTTTCGCACTACGAGCTGACGCCAGAAGAGGGAGCCCACTTGCTTGGTCAAGCAGCTCACGAAAGCGGCAACTTTAAATATGTCCGTGAAAATTTGAACTACTCAGTCAAGGCGCTTATGGCCACATGGCCGAGCCGGTTTCCTGATGCGCAAAGCGCAAAGCCGTACTCAAGAAACCCGAAAGCGCTGGCTGAGAATGTTTACTTTGGACGCATGGGTAATGACACAAAGGAGCGAGCTGGGCTGTATATCGGGCGCGGATTTATTCAACTGACCGGGTACAAAAATCACCGGGGCTTTGCATCTGATTTGGGCTTGCCCCAGGTGCTGACGGATCCAAGCCTGGTGGAAACAGACTACGCATTTGACGCAGCTCTGTGGTTCTTCAAAAAAAATAACTTGTTTGAAATGGCAGAAGAGGGCGTCACCGATGAAGTCATTAAGCGGATCACCCGGCGCGTAAATGGGGGATACAAAGGGCTCGATCACCGCGCTAAAGAAACACACAAAATCTATGGATGGTTATCTGTGTGATCCTTCCGAATCTTGGCACCCAAGCAGTTTGCCCGGTGCCATTCCGGTGCCAGCCACCATCGCCGTTGGTGGGCGTTCATCGTCGGTCAACCGGCAATAGTGGCAATAAAACAACATGATAGACAACCAGCGACGAATAATTAACGGGTTCGAGCCCCGTCAACCGCGCCACTGTTTTCCCTTATATATCAATAAATTAACCCCTTTTTGGGGCCACCGGGTGCCAAGCTGGGTGCCAAACGATATATGAAAATCGAAAAAGGGTGACGGGGATTTAATCTAAAAAGCCTTGCAACATGATCATTAATACCCATATCCTAGACATATAACGTCAAGGGAGAAGGTCATGTTGAACATCACACCGAATCATATCAAGAGCCGCGCCAAGCTAAACAAAGCTGCATGGTGCGTAGATACCCGGTCAGTCTTTGCTGATGGCTCTAGATCTTTTTACGCGGCAAAAGAAGATGCCCTGCAAGCGATCAAAAAATTAGATCGTGAAGCCTCGATTGATGCGCGTACTTCTACGAGCTGGAAGTGGACATTTGCGGAGCTCCGCAAAGAGTACATGAAGCGCGTCGAAGCTGACTTTAACGGCGGCAACAAATCCAAAACTTTTTATGTAGACAAAGAGCGCCACAGTCGGCAGTTCTTGGATTTTGAAATTGAGGGAAAGCCTGTCGCTGACATGCGTGTGTCAGACATGACAATGGGCATGATGGATCTCGACATCATGGATCAGATGGCAGAGGGCCGCTCTGAAAAAACTGTAGAAAATATGTGTGGTTCAATTGCACATATGTTTATCTATTCAATCAAAAGAGGGTGCCGCGAAACTAACCCACTGGATGGCGTCGAGCGCCGGGGTGAATTTGCGAGTGAAGAATTTAAAGCTGAGCAAATTGCCACGCATGTGATCGATGCGATCATGGCAGAGATGTCGCCTGAGTGGGCGCTCGAAATGCGCTTTGCTTGCACTACTGGATTGCGTCAGGGTGAGCAGCGCGCTTTGACTTGGGGATGCTTGGATCTCGACAATTCTAAAATGAAAGTCACACGCGCTGTTAAGCACCGCGCTGGTATCGGTGATCCAAAATCTTATAGCGGCAAGCGCACCATCGCGCTGACCCGTGACATGGTGCAATCTTTAAAAGAATTGTACATCCGCAAGGGGCGTCCGAATGATCCAACCGAGTTGGTGTTTCGCACAAAGAACGGCAACGAAAAATCGCCAAGCAAATATCTAAAGGCAATTCACAAAGCATGTGACGCAGCTGGCGTGGAGCGGATCCGCTGGCACGATCTGCGTCACTACTATGCTTCAAAGCTTCTGATGCTTTTCCCTGATGATCTGTACCGTGTGAAAAGTTACATGGGTCACGCGACAATTGCGATCACGCAAAGCACTTACGGTCACTGGCTCGAAGACGAGGGCGAAGACACAGAGGCAGTCGATAAGTTATCAGCTGCGTTCTAAATCCAGGGGGGTTACTTTCCCCTGGTAATCTATCCCAAACTCTTTTTGCAAAACATCACGGCGAACCAATGTTTGTTTGCCGTTTTTTATTGTCTTGATGCCTTGAGTTTTCAACAGATATGCTGCGCGCTTCCGCGCTCTCTCTGAGCTCTCTCCAAACAGCACTGCACCAGCCTCGCGCATGGTTAGCACTGTCGCTTTCATTTCTTCAGCCATCATCATCCCCATCCGTTGTTATCCGGTTGGTATCCACCTTGCTGCTGCTGTTGCTGTGGTGCTTGCTGGTAGCCTTGCTGCTGCTGCTGCTGCTGTTGCTGTGGTGGTTGCTGATAGCCTTGTGGTGGCTGTTGTGGCGGCTGCTGGTAGTTCTGTTGCGGCTGCTGCTGTTGGTAGCCTGGTGCGCCTTCTGCGCGCGGCGTGTTCACAAAGAGGGTGATGTACCCAGCGCGTGGAAACTCTCTGACATCTTGCGCAGCTGTGCGCTCAGCAAATGTGATCCCGATCTCAACGCCATGAGCTGCGAGCTGCGCGTGTAGATCTTCGCACGTTTGCTTTTGCTCCGGGGTCATGGGTTCAAATCTCTGTGTGCTTTCATTCCAATCTGTTTTAAAATTTAAATACGCCGTCACCCGGTATTCTCTGTCAGGGCTTAGCGGTTGTTTCAGTTTAAGTTTTGATCTTGAAAAATGCGGCATTACCGTACTCCATCATTGAGTTGTTCATAACGCTGCCCATAATGATCTTTGAGCTCAGCGGTGAGCTCGCGGTCATATTCTTGTAGTGCCTCTCTCTCTGCGCTTGTTTTTTTCGCCCAGCTTTGCAGATGCCACCGGACGTTCATTTTATTAATATTGTTCTTTTGTTCATCTACCCACAGTCGCCAATCGGTCACCTTGTCATTTGAAGGGAAGGGGATCTGTTCAATGCCAGGTGCCGGGGCAGGGGCTTGCCGTTGATCGCGCACCGCGCCGTTGTGTTTAGCTGTGTCAATCTCTTCAGCGCTTGCCATCTTGCCGCCATGTAGCCCCAGATTAGCGAGCGCGCGGCCCCAGGCGCTTGTTTCGCAGTTTTCGACAGCCGAGGTGCGGTTGACATTAGAGCTTCCACGCAGCTCCTCTGCGTGTCCAGAAGCCACAACAAAACCATTTCGATCTGTAATGACTGCTTTAATTAATACTCTGCTTTCGTTGTCTTCAATCAACTCGCTTTCGATTGCAAACTCAAAGCCAACGTACCGGCGAAATGCCTCAATGCGTTGTTGCACTTGTGTGTATTCGTTGCCTCTCAAATTCAGAGATTTCATTTCTGAGATTGCGGCTTGGATCTGTTTGATGTCCATCAATTGATCCCCCACACGCGCTTAGCTTCTGCAAGATACGCCGGGGGCTCTTTCCAATAGATCGCATTCCAATCTGGGCTAACCAGCCCCAGCAGCTCCTCTTTTGTTTTTGCTGCGCGCAGAATGTTTTCTGTGGTTTTATGATAGAGGGTGATTTCGTTGACAACATCCGCAAGAAAATCATCGCGCAGCTCTGGCGTATTCTCTGCATCAAAGACGCGATAGTCAGATGAATTTGCATAGACCAGGAACGGCGGTAAATGCCCATTCAGAGCCCAGAAGCCAGCCGCTTGGAAAACATTGTTCATATCGAACATGCCTGTGAGTGATCGCGGTAAGGCTCCTGGGCTCCACCCGTGCTTTGCTTTTTCGTTTACACGGCACCATTTGGTTTTCAGATCACCGCGCCGTCCATAGTCAGGGCGCGTGTTGTGCGGCACTGCGCAGCCGGGGATCGGCTTGATCAGTTCTATCTCGCCGAGGATCCTGTTGTCGCGCGCCATAGCCTCTTTGAGGCCGAGCACTGCGTTCTCTATGGTTGCCGGGAGTTCTTCTGCATACTTGTTGCGTTTGTTTGTGTCGAGCTCACGCGCATCAGCTGACGTATTCTTAGGCTCATATTCACGCATCATTTTGACTGCCATATGAACTGCTTCAGATAAACTTAAAGTTGTTCCAAATTCATCTGGAACCAAATGCAGATCGCAACCATATTGCACAGCTCTTCCGGCTTCCATGTTTGCGGAGCTACGATTTGCAGAGAGTGTTTCGATGGTTGCGTAGGCCAGATCTCGCTCAGCATCTGAGTTGCCCGGCGTTTTTATAACCTTCCATGCGGCGTTTAATTTTGGCCGCACATGAACCTTTTCGTAAATGTTTTTAGCGCGATCTTTTGAGCGCGGATTTGAGTGATGAAAATAATTGTGGCGCGTAGACCAATCTGGTAAATCAAGCAGCATAACGAGAATCCAAACATAATGTGTGGATCTAGGTTAAGCACCTTAACAAGATGCGTCAAGCTTGCGAATCAATTATTTCCATGCCGCGAAGATCGGGGCGGAAAATTACTTGGATCACGGGTGTCGCCCATTCTAAAATTAGGCCACGGTGCATGATGTCAGCATACGCTTCGTGAATAGTAAATTTGCCGCCTGGCTCTGGATACAAAGTACCAGCAATCACTTTGGAGCCTTCTACGCCCTTGATATTAAGGGCGCTGGCCCAGCAGACATGCTGCATACAACGCTGATCAACAAACCCTTCGTTAACTGGTCTAGCTAAGTATAAGCTGACAGAGTTTATATAATCCATGAACATACCGGCATAATCGTGTGCCGTAATCCATTTTGCGGCGAATACGGGCTCTGGGAACACATCATGCATATGCATATAACCCACAGGATCAGGGTATATGATGCGTTCCGTTGTGCCATCTTTCAGTACATCCACAGTCGCGCGCACAGGCACGGGCTCAGCTGCAAACAATATAGACTGAGCTGTGCAGCCTAAGATGCTTGCGTATTGCTCCGCATCGCTTAGCGTGAGCTGGATCTTTCCATGCATATGTCTGCTAAGCGTTTCCGGGGTCACGCCCTTTTGAGCGGCCACATCGCGCTTGGTCAAACCAGCTTCAAGGATCTTATTTTCTAGGTTATTGGGCAAAATTTCACCGTTAGTATCATTCGATATTATTTTAAACATTGTATACCTACCACCTTTGACGGATACCGTCCAACAGAAAGGAGGGTAAGCTGCATGACATTAAAAAGCAATAGCCTTGATTTTTACGTCAAGTGAGGTGATATTCTAAAGTCAAGGTTTCAATTCATTAGCTATTTCTTTTGCTCTAAGAATTACTAGTAAATTTCGGTAATTTTTAACAACCATTGTTTTCTTTACAATATCTAATTGCACTGGAATAAAATTCCGTCCGTGCTCTAACATTTTATCTCCAGCGTCATATTTCATTGCGCCTATATGATTATTTGCCTCTGATTTTTGTATCAGCTGCCCGTTTTTATGACAACGGATCCAGCCATTTTGAGTGCAGTCATCGAGCATTGAATGAATTGCTTGCCGAGAAATGTTGAGCAATTTTGAAAGCTCGCCACAAGTGTAAGCCTGCTTGACAATCCGCGCGCGAATAAGAGCGGCCACAAATGAATCCCGGTTTTCTGTTTTTCTCAACCAATCTAAAAGCTTGTCGCCGGTTGCATCTGCATTTCTCCGGGCAGTAATTGTTCCCCACATATCACACAAAGCGGCGAGTAATTGGTCAGCTGCCTGTTGTTCAATATTACTTATATCCACCACTTTATTCATAATTTTTCTTCCTGTTCTTTTGTGCTTGATATATTTCGTCAAGCTACTTATCGTTTTATATTATGACACTTGATGATTACAGAAAAAAACGCAACTGGTCTTATTCTGAGCTTGCTCGCCAAGTGGGCGCACCTCACGCCACGGTCTGTCGGCGCTGGTGCTTATCACAAAACCATAGGTCAAGGTTGATACCAAATCAAGCGTACATGGATCGCATCATGCGCCTGTCGATGGGGGAAGTCATGCCAAATGACTTTTACATTAGGCGTGAGTGAGGATGATCTGCAAAAGCAAGTCGCAGAATATTTAGCTGCGACATTGCCGTCCGGGTGTGTTTTTCATCACAGCCCCAACGAAGGGCGGCGACATATCAATTTCATCAACAAGCTTAAGCGCATGGGTACAAAGTACGGCTGGCCTGACCTGGAAATCTTCTGCCCTGGTAGCGCAACCAAGAGTGGAATGAACGAGGCCATCTTTATTGAGCTGAAGGTCAAGCGCGGAACCATGAACGAGAACCAGCGGCGTATGCGCGATGCCATCATCGATGCTGGGTTTGCCTGGGCGCTGTGCCGCTCGCTGGCTGACGTTGATGCGTTTCTCGATCCACTGATAAAGCTGAAGGTTTCACGATGAATTATAAATTAAGCATCTTATATTTCGCTGCTGTAGTAATTGCCAATCTTGGTTTCACTTATTTGCCAATGATCTCGTTGCCTGGCGGTCAGTCGCTTGCGCCGATGAGTTTTCTGGTTGGATTTATTTTTGTGTTGCGAGATTACGCACAGCGCGAGCTCGGTCATCGAGTGCTTGCGGTTATGGCTGCTGGCGTTGCAGTCAGTTACTTTTTAGCTGATCCTTTTGTTGCAGCAGCGAGTGCATTTGCATTTGCAATATCTGAATTCGCAGATTGGCTCGTTTATACATACACAAAGAAATCGATGCGTCAGCGCGTTCTCATTTCATCTGCAATAAGTACGCCAGTAGATAGCTCAGTGTTTATGTTGATGCTCGGTTTCTTTTCGTTGCCCGGTTTGCTGATAATGACTGCAAGCAAAATGATAGGCGCTTTGGCTGTTTGGTATTGGGCAGGGCGCGGATGATTTATCTTAGCGGCAGGAAAACTCATTGTACGGCGCACATTGGCGTTATGCTTTCCTACAATGCAAACCATACAATTAAAACTGGTCACACATTATTCGCAGCTGACAATGGATGTTTTGCTCAAGCTGAAACATACACTGATGATGGGTTTTTGGAATGGCTGGACAATTTAGAGCGAAAACATTGTTTGTTTGCTGTTGCGCCTGACGTTGTTGGCGCAGCAGCTGCAACACGGGATCGAGCTTATCCAGTTCTGCCGCGCATCAGAAACTTGGGATTTAAAGCGGCTTTTGTTCTGCAAGATGGGGAAACGCCAGATGAAGTGCGTTGGGATGAAATTGACGCAGTATTCGTGGGCGGCAGCACTAAATGGAAATTGAGCCAACCAGCCGCAGAAATAGTAGCAGAAGCAAAAAAGCGCGGTAAGTGGGCGCACATGGGGCGCGTCAATTCGTTTATGCGTATGCGCTTGGCACAAGTCATTGGATGCGACAGCGTAGACGGCACGTTTTTAGCGTTTGGCCCGGACAAAAATAAAGCACTATTAGACAGTTGGATTGCGGATTTAATGCGGCAACCAGCGTTGGAATTAACGCCACTGTGTGAGCTTTATGACTGACGGGCCGGTGCTGATCAATTGCAGCCACTGCCGGGGCGCTGGAGAGCGCGAGAACCTTTTTTATGTAGAATACCCCACAGAATTCAATCACGGCGAGCCCCTCACTGAGATGGTGGAATGCCCTGTGTGTCACGGCACCGGCAAAGTGGATCTTCTTCTCAACATTTTAAACGAGGATCCGCATGAAGCTTGAGCACGAAGTAGCACAGATGACGTTTAAGCTTTCCGATGCTGACGGGCCGCGCTGGTCTGTCCGGGCGACTGAGGGCATGGAAAAGAAGCATCTCAGGGTGTTGTTCTCTGGCCCCATAGAAGAGGGCATGGCCGACGAGCTGCGCGCTCTGGCGACAGCGATTGAGAAATTAGAACCAGAAGAAAAAGAGATCTGCGACGAATGCGTGGACGGATGGATTGAGGAAGAAGAAATGGTGCGTGTGGCTGGCGAATACCAGGCATATGAGCCGGTGGGGAATTATCGAGCATGTGAGAAATGTAACCCACTTGGAGTATAAGATGACGTTCACAGAAGAAGAATTGAACACGCTGATCCGCGCGCTTGAGGATCACTCGGTGATTTTTGCCTGGGCTGAAGAGAGCGAAACTCAGCATCAGGATCTGCAGCATTACAAAGATCTGCAAGCGCTCAAAAAGCGGTTCGAGCATTCACTGCAAAAAAAGAAAGAGTATGAGCGTCCAGATCACAAGGGGCGTCTGATGCATGAAGCAGGGGAGTACAGCCAATGAGTTTCACAGAAGAAATACACCTTACTAAGAGCGAGCTGAAAACAATATGGAAGGCATTAGATTTGTATCGTAGTGCCTTTCGCCCAGAGCATTATTCTAACGATGTACGTATTGCGAAGGAAATTGATCGGCTCAAATTTATTTGTGAGCTGAAATCCGAAGCAGCAAAAAACAAAGAGTGCGAAATGGAGGTTAATATGTGGCAATTGGAACCCGAAGCAGACAAAAGAATATCAGCGAAACAGGTTCGTGAAATGCTCGGCGGCATAAGCGATATGTCTTTGTGGAGATATTTAAATGCCCCGGACTGTGCCGATATGAATTTTCCCAAGCCAGTATATATCAAAAAGCGCAGATACTGGTCGAGTGAGGAGCTATCGCTCTGGCTCAAGCAGCTGCCGCGCCAATACGTCCAGAAGGCCAGCCAATGAGAAGAATTCAATGCCCGTGCTGCGATGGCAGAGGAACAATTCCACCTTTGGTTAATTCAGAGCAAGTGCGAAAAATGCTTAACATCAGATATCCGTCAACGCTCTGGCGTATGATAAATCCAAACCACCGCAATTTTGTCGCAGATTTCCCCAAGCCCGTGAAACCAAACTGGCCTGGGGGATATCGGTGGTATCGAAAAGACATTAACAAATATATCAAAGAGGCTGCAGCATGAACATGACAACACATGAAACACAGATCGTGATCTTGGCGCTGCGCGAGTACCGTGAGCAGTTCTCAAATGAGCCCGAAAGCTTTGACGAGGTGAACGATATTATGCGGCGTCATCAGAAATCTTTGCAGTCAAAAACGATTTACAAAGAGCATCGATCTGGGAGCAAATCAGTTGCGTGATAAGTGGCATAAAGGAAAAAAAGTTTTTAATTATGCCATTCACGCCCCAGCCCGGAAAAAAAAGTTCGCCCATGAACGGCGATGACAGGACACAAGAGCCAATGGTCGGCTTGTGGATAAAATTAGGGGATTGACTGCTTTTGAATCATGTTTCTAAAATCGACGCAGGAGTTCACGCAGCTAAGCTCAGCGCTAAGCTCAGCGCTAAGCAAAGCACAAAAATCAAACAAATAAATTATCAACTAAAGCTCAGCGCTAAGCTTAGCAACGTAAGATATCGAGAAGCAATTGCGCGAGCGAAACAAGATCCTGTGGATAACTTGACCAGCAAGGTTCTCAAGCAACTAAAGCGGCGATTGTCATCTGAGAATTACAGAGCTGTTTTGATCGAGGTGGCGCGGATGGATTTGCTAGATCGCACTGATTGGGTCGAAGAGATGAGGTCAAAGCTAAATGTATAGCCAAGACGCAAACATGACCGAGCTCGACAGCATGTTTCTTCAAGCAGCTGAGACAGAGCGTAAGCTTCCCCCGGCGGTGCGAAAGCAGAAGCTGTGCGGCTGGCCAGAGTACGTCCAAGAAAGATCCGCATATGGCTACACAGATTTTTCAGTAGGATTGCCCAAGGCTTCACCACCAGAGATCACTGCTTATGAGAAAGCTTTGGTTCTTGGCATAGAGCAGATGGATGCAGATGATAGGCGCATTGTCTGGGCCGTAGCGCACAGCGCGGCGTTTCGAGAGCGTGGGCCAAAGTGGCAGAAGCTGGCAAGGTTGCAGGGGCTAAGAGATGGACGCCAGGTAAAGCGCAGATACACAGATGCGCTGATCAGGCTGTACTACAAGCTCAAGGCGCAGGACGATGAGGTTGTCACGCTGGGCGAGCTCTTTGGCTAAGACTTTGCCTTTTTCTTTAATTTCTTCTCAGCTGCCTTCTTAATTCTTTTTACGATGCGCCTTGCTTGATCCGAATGCGAGCGCTTGCGCTTTGATGCCTTTTGCCTTGTCATTACAATTCCCCGTCTGTGATCCACGCAGATTATCAAGTGGACAGAAAGCGTCAAGGGATATGACAAAATATATCTAGTGCTTGCGCGAATGCACGAAATGTAGTATGAAATATGATATACTGAACGAAATGTTGTTCATGTATTACCTCCTCCTGTGGACACTGGCCAGCTGTTGTTTGCGAAAGCAACGCTGGCTTTTTTATGGATGCAAATGCCAAAGCGAAACGTAACTCAAAAGCAGCTCGATACGATCTGCGAGCGCATAGCAGAAGGTGAAAGCCTTACACGCATATGCAATGGAACAAAGGATCTGCCCAGCTGGCGTACAGTATTGCGCTTGGTTCAAGAGGACGAGAACGCATACACAAAGTACAGAACAGCCAGGACATTGCAATGCGAGGTCATGCGCGATCAGATCATTGATATCGTAGAAGCTTCACTGCCAGAAGATCCCAAGCTTGCAATGGCAGAGGTACAGCGTAGACGCCTTGAGTGCGATCACAAGGACAAGCACATCAGGCAGATGCAACCGCTTGGCATAAGAGATAAGGCAGAGGATAAGCAAAGCTCCGGGCAGATCACATTGACCTGGGCTGGCGGTGATATGTTCGCTGAGAGTGCAGGGTAACCAAGGTAATCAAGGTAACCAGGGCGGTGCTTCTACTTGTGTGGTGGTGACGTTGTGCGTCAGTGATCACGCGCGCGAGGCACCCCCCCCCAAGCTTTTGTTTTGAATTTGCTATATCGCTGCTGGTTTGGCACCCGTTTGGCACCAAGCATATCTAAGCGCTTGTAAACATTGAGGTAGGTGACGGGGATCGCCCCCGTTGTGCGGCCCGGTGATCCTGTGGAGCACCCCCCCACACCCCCCAAACTAGGCCGCCGTTTCTATATACGTAAATAACCCTGGACAAGACACCCACACATGCACATCGAGATCCCCTATAGCCCAAGAACATTGCAGAGCCAGCTGCACAAGTCGCTGGGATCAAACCGCTGGGGCGTAGTTGTGTGTCACAGGCGATTTGGCAAGACTGTGATGGCCATAAACCATTTGCTTGGCAGATCGATTACGAATGACAAACCTAACCCCAGGTACGCTTATATCGCGCCTACCTATAGGCAAGCGAAGGCTGTGGCTTGGGATTATCTGAAGATGTACGCCGGTGCGATACCTGGTGTGCGTTTTCATGAGACTGAGCTGCGTTGTGACTTGCCGAATGGCGCAAGGATACAGCTTCTTGGCAGTGAGAACCCTGATAGTTTGAGGGGAATATATTTGGATGGTGTTTGCCTTGATGAGATGGCTGACATGCCAGAGAGTTTATTTCCTGAGATCATCAGACCAGCGCTGAGTGATCGCAAGGGCTGGGCGCTGTTCATAGGTACGCCGCGCGGTCATAATGCGTTCTTTGATTTGTATGCGGCTGCTGAAGGTCAGGACGATTGGCACACGGCGCTGTTTAAGGCTTCTGAGACAGGGATACTGGACGCAGAGGAGCTTGACGCTGCCCGTGCCATGATGAGCCCTGACCAGTATGCGCAGGAGTATGAGTGCAGCTGGGTGGCGAATGTGCCGGGTGCTGTTTATGGCAAAGAGCTTGAAGAGGTGCAGGAAAAGGGCCGCATCTGTTCAGTTCCCTATGATCCAACCGTTAAGGTGGATACTTTTTGGGATCTGGGTGTGAATGACAGCACGGTGATCTGGTTTGTCCAGCAAGTGGGCAGGGCCATTCATGTGATCGACTTCTATGAGAATAGGGGCGAGGGATTGCCGCACTATGCGCGTGTGCTTCAGGAGAAAGAATATTTTTATGGGACGCACAACGCACCGCATGACATTGAGGTGCGCGAGCTGGGGTCTGGGAAAAGCAGGCGCGAGACTGCTTACGATCTTGGCATAAATTTTCGTGTTGTTCCGAAACTGCCTTTAGAGGACGGGATCCATGCTGCGAAGATGGTTTTACCACGTTGCTGGTTTGATGCGCAGCTTTGTAAGCCGGGTCTTGAAAGTCTTAGGCAGTATCACCGGGCGTATAACGAGAGGCTGCGAAGCTTTAGGAATACGCCTGTTCATGATTGGTCTAGCCATGCAGCGGATGCTTTCCGCTATCTCGCAGTGGGCCTTAAAGAAAGTCGCATGTTTGACGGGCAGAAACCGCCAATGATCGCTGACAACAATTACAATCCTCTAGGAGTAGCAGTCTAATGGGATTTTTTAATCGTAGACGTAAACCTGATCCACCGCCGCCAGCGCCGCCAGCGCCAGCAATTCAAGCCCCAACAAAGCCAACGGCTGCGCAAACAGGTGGCGCTGCAACGCAACCGACAATCCAGACCACTGCGCAGGGCGTGATGTCGAATGCGCCATTGCAGTATGCGTCTTTGCTTGGATCTGTTCGTAGACCGGGTGGTATGTAATGGCAGAAGAGCTGGCATCAAAGCTGTTAGGTCGGCTGGGATCACTGAAGACCGAGCGGCAAACCTGGGAAAGCCATTGGCAAGAGGTTGCTGACTTTGTGGTTCCCAGAAAAGCGGATGTCACAAAAAACCGCTCGCCTGGTGATAAAAGATCTGAGCTGGTCTTTGACGGCACGGCTATTCACGCCGCCGAGCTTTTAAGCGCTAGTCTTCATGGAATGCTGACCAGTGCGGCCACCAGCTGGTTTTCGTTACGATACCGCGACGAAGAGCTGAACGAAGACGATGAGGCGATGGAATGGCTGCAGAGCGTCGAAGATGTGATGTACAAGGCGTTCAATCGCTCAAACTTCCAAGAACAGATCCATGAGCTCTATCACGATCTGATCACCTTTGGCACCGCCGTGATGTTTATCGATGCCGATGATGACCAGCAGCTGCGCTTTAGCGCCAGGCACATCAAGGAATGTTTTCTAAGCGAAGATGACAAGGGCAGGGTGGACACGGTCTACCGCGAGTTTAAGATGCCTCTCCGGGCTGCACAGGCGCGCTTTGGCGAGGAAAAGTTTAGCAGCAAGGTTTTACAGCGCGCAAAGAACAACCCCTATGCACAGGTCAAACTGGTACATGCGGTGTTCGAGCGGCATGACCGGGATCCGCTCAAGATATCATCCGAGAATAAACCCTTTGCATCGATCTACATCGAGCCAGAAGAAAAGATAGTTCTGAGCGAAAAAGGCTTTGATGAAAACCCGTATACATGTCCGAGGTTTTTAAAGAGCTCGTTTGAGATCGGCTACGGCAGATCACCCTCAATGACGGCGCTGGCAGATATCAAAATGCTAAACCGCATGTGCGAGGTTACTATACGCGCAGCGCAGAAACAGGTGGATCCTCCCCTGCTTGTTCCTGACGATGGTTTTCTTTTGCCGGTGCGTACAATCCCTGGCGGCTTGAACTATTACAGATCAGGCTCCAGGGACAGAATAGAACCGCTGAATATCGGCGCGAACAATCCGCTTGGTTTGAATATGGAAGAGCAACGCCGCACGGCGATCCGCTCGGCCTACTATGTGGATCAGCTGATCTTGGGCGAGGGGCCGCAAATGACGGCCACCGAGGTGGTGCAAAGAACCGAAGAAAAGATGAGGCTGCTTGGGCCGGTGCTTGGACGCCTACAAGCCGAGCTGCTGCAACCGCTGATCACCAGAGTATATGCCATCCTTTCACGGCAAAAAGCCTTTCGCCCAGCGCCAGAGGTTATGGCCAATCAGGATCTGGAGATCGAATACGTCAGCCCGTTGGCAAAAGCCCAGCGCCAGGGCGATATCCAAGATGTCACCCGGTTGCTGGAGCTCATGGGGCCGCTATCGCAAATGGCACCGGAAATCATGGATTACATCGATGCAGATGGCATTGCCAAGCATCTGATTAAAATTCTGGGTGTACCGGCCACGGCGGTTAGATCCGCGCAACAGGTCGCAGTTATTCGCGAGCAAAAAGCTGAAGCTGCCGCGCAAATGGCTGAACAACAGGAAATGATGCAAACCGCTGAAGCCGCCGGCCAGGCTGCGCCAATGCTTAGAGCAATACAAGCGCAGGGGCCGCAATGACGCCAGAAGAACTACAAACCCTCTATAAGACCGTCTTTGCCACAAATGATGGCGAGCGCGTAGTCAAGGATCTGGCGGCACGGTTTCACATACATGGATCGACGTTCTCAACGGATCCCACAGAAACAGCCTTCCGTGAAGGGCAGCGCACGGTGGTTCTATTTCTACACGCAATGCTGCAAGATAAATCACCAAAGGAGCAAGTTATAAATGAGTGAAGAACAGGTAGCGGATGTCTCTCAACAAGAGGTAGCACCGTCTGTCGCCGATACAACAGGAGATTGGCGCTCGCAGATACCGGAAGATATTGCCGGTCATAAATCACTTGAACATATCCAAGATGTTGGAGCCCTGGCAAAGTCATACGTCAATGCACAAAGCATGATCGGCGCAGACAAGCTGGCGATCCCCGGCAAGTATGCCACGCCCGATGATTGGGCAGAAGTGGATCGACGCCTGGGCAAACCCGACAACCCCGATGGCTACGAGCTGCAGAACAATCTGCCCGAAGGCGTTGAGCAAAACGACGATATGATGACCGGCTTCCGACAAGCCGCGCATGAAACAGGTCTTAGACCAGGTCAGGCGCAGAAATTGCTTGATTGGTATAATGACACAATGGGTCAAACGGCTCAGCTGCAAGAAGGAAAGTACGAGGCTGCGCAGACGCAAGTTGAGGCAGATCTTAGGAAAGAATACGGCCAAGCTTACGATGACAACTTAAACAATGCCCAGGGCGTGGCCGCTCAGTTTGCCAATGAAGGCATGACGGAGATCATGCTGGCAGATGGCACAAGGCTTGGCGACAACCCGGAGTTCATTCGCATGAATGTTGGCATTGCTAACTTTATCAATGAAAAAATCGGTGAAGACACGCTGGAAGGCGTCAAAACCAGCAACGCCATGACACCAGGTGATATACAAGCGCAAATGCAAGAAATTATGTCGAACCCGGCATATACCCAACGAAATCATCCTCAACAATCTTACCTCGTACAAGAGCGTTTGAGGCTGCAAGAAATGCTGAACGCATCAACTGGATAAGCCTCTGGCCCCAGATTTTGCACAGTGACCCCTGCCGCACAGGCAGACCGGGATAAGCTCTAAGCCCCCACAAAATATGAACTTTTTTCGTCCGACAGGTGTCGGGTAGCGAGCTTATTGTCAACGCAAACGTAAAGGAGAGTGCTTATGAGTACTCAAGTTACCACTGCGTTTTCACAACAGTTTTCCGCAAATGTTCAGCTGCTATCGCAGCAAACAGGCTCGATCCTACGGGGTGGAGTTGATGAGGAAAGCGTGACCGGCGAAAAGGCTTTCTTTGATCAAGTCGGTGCAGCAGCTGCTGTGAAACGCACAACTCGACATGGGGATACACCCCTCGTTGAGACACCACACTCACGCCGTCAGGTGACCCTAGAATCGTATGAATGGGCTGACCTGATCGATGATGCGGATAAAGTCCGTATGCTCATTGATCCAACATCCACCTATGCCAGGGCAGCAGCCGCTGCGATGGGCCGGGCTATGGATGATGAAATCATTGCAGCTGCAACCGGAACTGCCAAAACTGGCAAGTCTGGCGGTACATCAACATCGATGCTTGCTGCGCATCAGATTGCAAACGGCTCAGCGGATTTGACTATCGCTAAACTGATTACAGCCAAGAAGACCTTGGATCTGGCATCAGTTGACCCGTCAATCCCACGCCACATTGCAGTCGGGCCAGACCAGATCGAGGCATTGTTGAACACAACCTCTGTGACCAGCTCGGACTTTAATACAGTCAAGGCTCTGGTGCAGGGTGAGGTCAACACGTTCATGGGCTTCCAGTTCCATGTAACAACACGCCTTGCCAAGTCTGGTAACATCCGCACCTGTTTTGCTTGGGCTCAAGACGGCATCAAGCTCGCAATGGGTAAGGACGTAATGTCTAAGATCGATGAGCGGTCTGACAAATCATACTCAACACAAGTCTATTACTGTGCAACTTTTGGCTCCTGCCGTATGGAGGAAGAAAAAGTGGTTCAAATAGATTGTGATGAGTCAGCATAGGAGGGCATGAAAAATGGCTACTGTTTATTCTGATCTCCGCACATCGTTAACCCAAAACGATCCAACCGACATGGTCAAAGCAAATGAGCTTGGCGGTGAGATCCGTGTGGCACGGGCAACATATGAGGCATCTTCTCTGGCATCTGGCGATGTCATTGAGATGTTCGCATTGCCTGACGGCGCGCGCATCTTGCAGGGCTCTCTGGCGCATGACGCGCTGGGCAGCTCGACAACTTTGTCAGTTGGATATGCAGCTCATACCAATGCGGCTGGCACAGCGGTTTCCGCTTCTGCCGCAGCGTATAAAGCTGCAGCTGCTTCAACGTCAGCGCAAATTGTGGACATCGTTGCCACGCTTGCATTGCTGAACGGCGAAGAGGTTGACGCCAACGAAGATGGCAAAGTGGTTACAGTGACTATGGGCGGTGCTGCTGGCACCGGCACAATCGCTGTCACAATGCTATATGTGCAAAGCTAAATGATCGGGGCGGCCCAGCCGCCCCTTTTTCTTTTATGAGGTAGGCAATGAGTAGTGACGTAGCTATCGCAAATGCTGCGCTGCATCAGCTGGGTGCAACGCAAATCACAGCCCTGTCAGAAGACAGTAAGGCTGCGCGCATACTTAATGATCGATATGCGTTTGTGCGCGATAGCGTGTTTCGATCCCACCCCTGGAACTGCTTGATCCAGCGCGTCAGTATAGCAGCTGATAGCGCGGCACCGACATTCGAGTTTGCCAAACAGTTTACCCTACCAACAAGCCCACATTGTTTAAGAGTTCTTGGGCTCGATGACCCGGATATCATTTACAAAATCGAGGGGCGCAAATTGCTCTGCGATGAAAGCACTATCAAGATGATCTATGTGGGCCGCATCACCGATGCCAGCGTTTATGACATTCACCTTCAAGAAACCATCTCAGCCGCGCTGGCGCATGATATCGCTTATCCCCTGGTGGGCTCGGTTAACCTGTCAAACAGCCTCTACGCAAAGTATGAGGCCAAGCTCAAAGAGGCCAAGTTCACTGACGCCACAGAAGACAACGTAATCAACTCAAATGTGCTGAGCGACAGTCAGACGCTCAAAGCCGAAACATTTATTAGTTCCAGGTACTGATGGCAAAAGTTTCCCCAGCCTTTACCAATTTTTCTGCCGGTGAGTTTTCGCCGAAGCTAGATGGCCGTGTGGATCTGCAAAAGTATACACAGGCTGCGAAAAAGCTGCAGAACATGACGGTGCATCCGCAAGGTGGTGTGGCGCGCAGACCCGGCACAATTTTTGTGCGTGAGGTAAAGAACAGCGCGCACAATGCGCGGCTTATTCCGTTTCAGTTTAATGTTGAGCAAAGTTACATTCTGGAGTTCGGTGATGATTATTTCCGCATCCACAAGGATGGCGGCACGGTGGTTTCAAGCGGATCCCCGGTAGAGATTACAACGCCCTATGGCCACGACGAGCTCGCAGATTTCAAGTTCACGCAGTCCAATGATGTAATGTATGTGGCGCACCATTCCCATGCACCGCGCAAAATCACCAGAACAAGCCACACAGCCTGGACAATCACAGAGGTTCCCTTTGTGCGCGGCCCGTTTCTGGATCCAAACACAACTATAACAACTTTTACAGCTGGAAATAGAACAGGAAGTACAACTCTTACAGCAAGCAATTCTTCATTTGGCGGCTTTGTTTCCACGGATGTTGGACGCCTGGTCAAACTTCATCACGGCTTTGCTAAAATTACAACTTTTAACAATAGTACATCTGCACAGATTCTAGTTTTAGAAAATGAAAGAGGGGTTGCAGAATTAAGCCCGTCCTATACCGCTTCAACGGTTAGCTTTCATGAGGGCGATCCAAGCTCCACAGGCAATGAGCATAATGACAGGCTGGAAGATACCGCTGGTGGGTTTGTAGACGCCGGGTTCGAGGCAGGGATGCAAGTCAGTGTCACCGGATCCACAGACAATAATGTTTCCAATGTTCTAATCGCACAGGTCACAGCCACCACGATGTTGCTAGAGCCCGGTGCGGATCTAAGCAACGAAACAGCTGATAGCGGTCACACAGTGACGGGCGATCTTGTGGCCGATAAAAACTTTCAGCTGGGCGCTTTCTCTGGCACAACAGGATATCCTAATCAAGTGGCGCTGCATGAACAGCGGCTGATCTTTGCCAACACAACAACCCAACCAAGAACCATCCACTTTTCCAAGTCGGGTGATTTTGAAAACTTTACGCCTGGTACAGCTGATGCTGATCCGTTGGCGTTTACTCTGGCCAGTGATCAGGCAAATGAAATTCGCTATCTGCAGCCCGGTAGACACTTGCAAGTCGGAACATCTGGCGGCGAGTTTACGGTCACAAGCACCAATGAAGGCCCACTAACGCCCACCACCACCCAGATCCTAAAGCAAGGCACCTATGGATCATCTACAATGCAGCCAATATCCATTGGCAACGCCACGCTGTTTACCCAGCGCGCCAAGCGTAAAATTCGCGAGTTCGTCTTTGATCTCAGCTCAGATAGTTACCAGGCACCGGACATGACGCTGCTGGCCGAGCACATTACCAGTGGCGGCATAAAAGAGATGGCGTACCAGCAAGAACCGGACAACGTGCTCTGGGTGGCGCTTGATAACGGGAAAATGGCCGCACTAACCTATCGCAGAGAAGAGGGCGTGGTGGCCTGGCACTCGCATCTGATCGGTGGGCATTTTAATGACTGCACAGTGACCGTGACAGATTATGCAAATATTGCAGTCGGTACGACACTCAAGTTTACTAAATCAGACGGCACTTTGGTGACCTTTACATCTGAAGCAGCTGGCAGCTCTGCGCCAGCGTCATCAACAGGGTTTAGGCCAAACACAAACAACGACACAACCGCTGACAATATCTATACAGCAATCAACGCACATGCAGATTTTACCGTGGCAAACCCGGCGTCAAATGTTGTGACAATTCGTGAAACCAGCCCATCAGCTGGCGGTTTGCTGACTGTGGTCAGCTCCGACACCACACGCCTGGCAACTACAGATGAAAGCAATGCGGTTGTCGAAAGCGTGGCCTGTGTTCCGGGCGATCTGGATGAAGACGATTTCTATATGGTTGTGAAGCGCACGATCAATGGCGCGACAAAAAAATATGTCGAGTATTTATCCAACTTTGATTTCGGCACAGAAACATCTGATGCCTTTTTTGTTGATAGCGGCCTGACGTATTCCGGGTCAGCCGCAAACAGCATATCGGGTTTGGATCATCTCGAAGGAGAGGTTGTTTCCATCCTGACAAATGGCGCGGCTCATAATGACAAGACCGTCAGCTCTGGCTCAATAAGCCTAGATGTCTCTGCAACCAAAGTGCATATCGGGTTGCCTTATAAATCTGTAGTTCAAACCATGCGTATTGATGCCGGTTCTCAGCAAGGCACGGCGCAGGGCAAGATCAAACGGATCCACGATATGACCGTCAGGTTTCACAAAACAGTCGGCGCTAGAGTGGGTACGTCCGAAACAGAGCTCGACAGCATACAGTTCCGCACAGCGTCAGATGAAATGGATCAGGCGCTGGATCTGTTCAACGGCGATAAAGAAATCGAGTTTAGAGGTGGGTACGAACAGGACGCACATATTGTGATTGTTCAAGATCAGCCGCTGCCGATGACAGTGATTGGCCTCTTCCCAAGGCTTGTCACATTTGACGAATGAGGGTCATAGAATACCGGCAAGAGCATCTCAAAGATCTGATCGATGGCGATCTGAGCTCTGGCACGGGTAAGCAGATTTTTGTGAAGCAGTACGCTGGCAGTTTAGAGCGGCCCGGCTGGAGCTTCACGGTGCTTGATCATGGTCACCTGGTGGCCTGTGTCGGCATCACTGAAATGTGGGAAGGTGTGGGCGAGGCATGGTTTCTTGGATCCGCGCGCATCAATCTCAAGGCACGATCTTTTGCGCGCCTGGCAAGGTCAGGCATTTACGAAAATACCGCAAAGGCTTTGGGGCTCTGGCGAGTGCAAGCAGCATGTCGAGCTGATTGGCCAGAGGCGCTGCGCTTTGCAAAATTCATGGGCTTCAAAGACGAAGGCTTGATGAAACGCTACGGCCAGAATGGCGAAGACTTTATAAGGATGGCTTGGTTCAATGGGACTTGAAGCATTATTGATAATGAACGCCGTGGGTACGGCTGTGACAGCTGTCGGGCAGATCCAAGCTGGCAATGATGCGAAGGCAGCGCACGATTACAATGCCCAGGTGCAAGATCGCAATGCAGAAGCCGAGCGGATTAATGCAGAGCGCGTTGAGTTTATTGAAACCGCCCAGGTCGAAAAGTTTCGCAAAAACTATAAAGACTTTGCGGATGCCCAGCGCATGGCGTTTTCGCACAACAATGTCGTGGCCACCAGCGGATCTGCTTTGGCAGTTCAATTGGAATCGGCGCAAGAGGCTGAAACGGAAATAGCCAGCAATATCTACAATATCAAGCTGGGCAAACAGGCGCGCGAAGAGGCTGCGCTAAATTCAGAGCTCGAAGGCAAACTGCAGCGCATGTACGGAAAAGCAGCGCAACGTGCCGGGCAGATCCAAGCTGGATCGTCATTGATGAGCGGTGCCATGAACGCCTATAAAATCGGGAAGTTTGCATGAAGGTTCCTGTCTATAATTCGCAGACGCAGATGGCCACGCCGCAGGGCGCATCCAGGCTGACAACGCAAGCCAGCCCCGGCGCGCTGAGCCAGGATAGCCGCGCGCTTGCAAGCTTTGGTGAAGAGCTGGCGAACCAATCAATGGATCTGTACAGCCGTATGCTCACAGAAAAGCGGCAGACCGAGCTGAATGAGGCCGAGGTCATGTTTGCAACCCAGCTCGCGGATCTGGAGCTGCAGACGCAAACAGAAAGCCCAAGCGTTGTTATGGGAAAGGGGCCAAAAAGCTTTAAGTCCAGAGCTCAATTGCTTGTGTCAAAACTGGCCATAGGTTTGGATGACGGTGTCGTTTCCAAGCGTTTTAAAAACCGAAGCCTGGCAACGCTGACAAATGCGTCGATCACAATAAACAAAGAAGCTCGGCGGCGTCAGATCGGAGCTGCATTTAATTCTGAGATGAAAAAGGTGCGTCAGGCGCAAGACGTTCTATCGCGCCCGGCATCGCCAGAATATGCTGCCCAGCAAGCTGATGCTAGATTGTATCTTTTCGGAATTGACGGCGCAGGGCAAAAAAGTTCGGCAAGTGTTTTTGAAAACATGGCCGCGCGCGGTCTGATTGGCCCCGATAAAGTCTTTGAATATGAGAGCGGCACAAAGGCAAACATCCAAGAAAATACAGTTCGCACAATGCTGTTGAATGCCAAGCAAACTGGCAACACAACAGTGATAGATCAGCTCGTTAATAACTTACTGGACGGCAAGGCATTCCCAGACATTGCACCAGGCAAAAGCATTACGCTGGCCAATCAGGCGCTAACCACATCGGTAGCGATGCAAAACGAGGCCGAGTCCCAAGACCGCGCAAGCAGTGCAGCTGCGCAAAAAGAAGAAACGCAAAGAGTTAAACAAAACGACAGAGAGCTGCTTGCGCAGCTTATTGATTTTCAAGACACCGGCAATAACAAGCCAAAACTTGATGACATTTCTGATGCGTTAAGAGATGGGGATATAAACACCTCGATAGCTAAAATAGTCAGCGATGCGCTCACTGATGACTCGGATATCCCAGTAGATCGTGCAGCAACTTTTGGCATTTTAAACCGTGCGCGAGCGGCTGAAACTGAGGAAGAAATTACGGCAGTAAGAAATGCAGCTCTGCAGCTCGTTGAAAATAATAAGGGTGTAAAAGTATCAACGCTCTCCAGCGTGTTGCAAATCCTTGATACAGCCGGTGCAGCGCGCACAAGTTCAGCTGCAGCAAAAGAGTTACGCGATCTCAGGCAATACGATAAATTGATTAATACGCGCTTTGCCCGTGATGAAGAAGGTTTTCAGTTTACTATTGCTGGGCAAACAACACCAGAAGATGCCGCTAAAGATCAGCGGTTTTTTGATGCGAAGGTGAAATATTACGAGCTGGCAACCTCTCCTAATTTTACACCAAAAGAAGCGTTTGAGTTGCTGCGTGATCAAATTACTGAGGGCGAAGAAAGAGAACTGCCATTTGTTGGATTAACAAGCCGCTTTATGGATACATACTTTCCGCTCATTGATAGCCCAGGTAATATTAATTTTGTTTTGACACAACCAGCGATGGCTGAAGCGCAAGCCGCAATCAATGCAAATGATGACATTAGCCAATTTGAAAAAGCTGCAGACATGGAGCAGTTAATTTTGTTGCGCAAGTTTTACGAGCGAACAAGGCGTGAAACAGCTGCACCTGGCCCTGGTAACTCTATAGAAAACTCAGGAACTTAATAATGAGTGATATTGTCGAAGACTATGTGAACCAGCGGCATAAACTGCAGTACACTGACGGCCCGTATATGCGCGGCCTTCAGAGCAGTTTAAAAGTAGGTATTGAGCCCGGTTATGTCATGGACACCAATACGCCCAATGCAAGCTTGCAAGCATCGTCTGACCAGGCTGAAAATGATGGCGGTTTGGCTGAAGATGAATTGGTGGATGTCAGCTCACCCGAAGGTGCGCAGTGGGCAAAAAGCAGCAGACATATTTATGAGATGTGGAACGGCGCGCCGTCAAACACACCGCGCCCTATGCAGCTGGCAGGGCCGCAAGGGCCGAAGACTGATGAAGACTATGCCCGGTGGGGCGTCGAGTTCATGGGGCAGTTTAATTACAATATGACCAAGATGGCGGCTGACTATGTGAAGCTGCGCGGCCTCGATGAGCAAACTGCGCTCAACATGGTTGTGATGATGCAAATGTATGATGAGCTCCCTAATTTTACCTGGAACGGCACCAAGCGCATGTTTAAGGGCTTAGCGACAGATCCGACAACATATGCCGGGCTTGGCTCGCTTGGCCTTGGGTTTATTGGTAGATCTGCAGCAAAGCAGATGACGAAAAAAACTTTTGCGCAAGCGCTAAAAAATAAGCTGAAAAATCCATACGTCATAGCCGCACTTGAGGGCGGTGCATACGGATCTATCGATGACTTATTGCGTCAGGGCGTAGAGATTGAGGCTGGTGTTCGTGATGGCGTTGACCCAACGCAAACTTTAATTGCTGGTGGAGCTGGTCTAGCACTTGGCCCTGCGTTTGTCGGTGCCATCGATGCAGCTCCTATTGTGGTTAGAGCAGTGCGTGATCGATTAACCCAGGAAGGCGAGATGCCTGTTGTTGGTAGCAACCTGGGCAACTTGGCAGCGCAAGAAACAGCCAAGCTGAATAGAAAAGAAACAGCGAGCTTAAAGGCAGCTGCAACAAAGGATGGCACACTAAACCAAGAGCTATTTAGCCAAGCGCAAACGGAAGCGCTGAGAATTAAAAATGAGTACCCAAAAGGTGACGGCTGGTTGCCAATTGAAATTAACGTGGATGCAAAGGGGCCGGTCTTTACGCTGGATAAAGAAGGCAATGTAGAGATCAAATGGAAACAGCCAGCCTATGCCTTTCACACGCCTAAAGGCAGAATGAAGGCACTTGTCCATAGGCAAAGGTTAATTGATCAAACTGTTACCGATGTTAATGCGGTGTTGGCGCGCGCCCAGGCTGGGGATCAAGCAGCTATTGATATCATTAAACAAGCAAATTGGTATCGATCAATGCGGTCACGTTTGCGCCAGGAGTTTGGCGGCTTAGCTGATGTGTTCGCAGACATTTTAGGGGCAACGTCAGCGCAGACCAATGTGCAGCGAAACTACGAGAACTCACTGAGTGTTCTAAGACAATTTGTGCGCGGCGAGTTTGACGTTGAAATTAAAGCGTATCAAGAACATCTTGCGAGCGGTGGTAAAAAAGGCGGCGCTTTATTTGCGAGAGACAAAGACGAACAAGATGAATTTAGGTTAATAAGAAACGCTGCTGGTAAAATGTTTGGAGCAAACAGCCCGGCAGCGACAGAAGCCCTGCTAAACATGTTCAGACAGGTCAAAGTAAACCAATCGCCTAAAACCATAAACTTTACTGGCAACCTAATTGGGTTTGGTAACGAAGCAACTATTGATGTCTGGGCTGCACGTTATTTGCGCGATATCGCCAATTTGCCAAGGATACCACCACCAGCTGAGAAAGCTGTAGCCGGTAAACATTTGACGGGGTCAACATTAGATGATCCACGCATTGGCGGCGAGTTTGGGTTTGGTCAGGAAGTCTTTAGCGAAGCAGCAAGCGCGCTAAACAACGCTGGGCAAATAAAAGCGTTTGATCCAAATTTGGGGGATATTGGCCCAGATGATTTGCAAGCCATTGTTTGGTTCATGGAAAAAGAAAAATGGACTGCAAACGGATGGACATCAAAGGCTGGCGAAGGCGGCTCGATGGATTACGAAAGCGTCTTTGGTGGTTCACCAGACAGGGATCGGGTCAAAGAACTAAGATCTATAATTAACGCAAAATTTAACCCACCAAAAAAATTACAAAAAGAAACTGACAAAGAATATGCCACGCGCTTGGCACAAGCCACTAAAGATAATACCGCAAGCAAAATAGCTGCAAAGGCCGAGCTGCAAACGCTAGAAGGTGAACCGCAAAGATTTGTTGCTGGTGTTTCGAGAGAGCGGCCAGACCAGATCCCGACAAACCCAGAGCAAGCGGAGCTCGCAAGTGAGCTGACTGCGCCACTTGCAGCTGATCAAAAAGTCATTGCCTACCAAGCAAACAACACGCTTGGCGAATTTATGGGCGATACTGAAAGAGCGTTAAATTTTGAAATTGTGACGCAGACAGATTTTGACCCAAGCGAGGTGACAAAATCGTTGGTTGAGGCTGGGCGTAAATATGATCAAGACGCTGTGTTTTTATCTAAGGTAGTTCCTGACGGTACACAAAATGCCAGACCAGGCGTTGAGGTGTATTTCAAAGAAAGACAGGGTGTGGATTATGCGCAGCAAATCACTGCCATTCTAAGAGCAAAAGGCATTGACGGGTTTACCTTTGTTACAGATGCGCGCCAAGCAGATCGAGTAGATGTGCAAGCTGGAACAGATGATGCAACAGCTGGGTTGGTTGGGATACGGTTCCAATACATTCCAGAGTTTGATGATGCGTTTGATCCAGCAAATGCTGAAAAAATATTTGACCAAAAACGAAAAGACTTGCGAAAAGTCTTGCGAGATGTAAGCAAAATAGAAGGAATAACATATGCAGACGTTGTAAATTACGAAACGAATGTATATAAAAATACTGACCGTTCTGGATCAGAATGGATAATTGGAGGTACGAGTTATGGCGAATACCTTGGAACAACAGCTACAAGATGAACTAGCGGAGGGCGCTAGTGAAGATGATTTTGTGGTTAAGCAGCTGCGTAGGCAGATCGCTGCTAAACAAACAGGCAAAACGTCACAGCAATTGTATGTGACGGGATCAGTTAAAAAAGCAAACGCTTAAAAGCAAACATACAATAACTGAAAAGGTGAAAGGCGGTAGCGAAAGCTAACCGCTCAAAAAGCATGTCCATAAATCCTAACGCACCAGATAGGCTGGCCCAAGAGGCTGCAGCCACCGGCGGTCTTTTGTCTCCGCTCCAGGGCAATGATGTTCTCGATAACCAGATGGCTTTGGATCTTGAACAAAACCAACAGATCAACCCAGAAGAGGGGGTTGAGGTTGCTGGCCTTGGCGAACTCGCATCGCAAGCTGGTAATCTATTGCGCCGTGGTATTGGCAAAGGTTTAAGCCCTAAAGGCGATGTGCTTAATAAAGCACTGGACAAGCTACAAGAGCTTGAAGCCGGTGATGCTGTGCCAGAAACTGTTCAGCCTGACCCATTAGTTTCGGATGCTGGCACAGTTATTGGCGGCAGTGGATTTGCACCTGAGATGCGCCAGGCTATAGATGAGGCGCGCCGAAGATTAGACGAACAAGAGCTTGAGCCTTCACCTCTAGAAACAAATCCCATTGATAGCCCGGAAGAAATGCAAGAGCTCGGCTTTGGTGAAGAGTTTGATCAAAGCAATGCGGATGCCTATGAAGGATTTGCGCGCGGCAACACCTGGAAGATCGATGATAGTGACGCTGCCGATGTGCTTGCAAGCATCGCAAACCCAAGGCCGGTTGACGGTGACGGTATGCTTTCTGATTTCAGAGCGGTGGGCTCTAGGGGAGATGAAAAGATACCCGACGAAGGCAATGTGCTTTCAACGATTGAAGCTATATCTCAGCAATACAAGGGCGAAATAACCGAAGCCAAGCGCGGTGAAATAACTCAAGACGTTACCAGGCAAATGGCTGACCTTCTGGGTATGGATGAGGCAGCGCTTGGCAACGCTATTTTAAACAGACCGGCTGGCAGCGTTATAAATATTGAAGGTCAGGGGCTTGCTGAAACAATGCTGGCTGCGCGAGATCTTCTTATTTCTGAAATTAAAAAGTTAGATGATTTAGCCAAGAAAGCAGAATTTGGCGGCGATCAGGAAGCGCTCCAATTTAGATCGCAGCTTGAGCTGGTGGCGCAGCTGCAGTTCAATATCAAAGGCTCACAAACTGAAATTGCACGGGCGTTGGGCTCGTTTAAAATACCGGCAAGATCCGGGGCTGGCGATACAGAAATGATGCGCGCTAAAGATCTAACTGGTATGCTTGAAGACTTTGGCGGCACCGGCGACATTCGTGAAATGGCGAAGGCATATAATCAACAGGCAACAGCAGTGCACCAAAAAGCCAAGTTTGCGCAGCTTGGCTCCATGTCAAAGTTTGGCCGGTTCTCTGACGCAATGTATGAAGCCTGGATCAATTTGCTTCTCAGCTCACCCATCACGCATTTTAAAAATACTGTGGGCGCTGCGATGACCACATTCGCAAATATTCCAGAAACGTATGTTGCTGCTGGTATCGGCGCAGCTCGGCGTGGAATGGGGGGAGCTGGCGGCACTACATTTACACAAGGTAACGCTCAAATATTTGGTGTTGTCATGGCAATGACAGATGCCTTTGCTGGCGCTGGCCGCGCGTTTAGAACAGGTGAGCGCGTTGTTGCTGGAAGTAAAATTGAAGGATTTAAAGGATCTCGCCCAGGCAAAGCGTTCAGCTCAGAAGGTATGCAAGAAGGGGGGCTAGCGACAGCAGTTGATATTCTTGGCAATATTATGACCCTTGGCCGAGTACCAACGCGCGCACTGGAAGCAGAAGATACATTTTTTAAAGTCATCGCCACGCGCATGAGTTTATATGAAAATGCGTTAAGCACGGGTAAGGCTCAAGGGCTTGAGGGCGATGCCTTAGCCTCGCACATTGCAAACTTTCTTTATGATCCCCCGGCAACAGCTATTGAAACTGCCGATGCTTTTGCAAAATATGCGACATTGCAAACTGACCTCGACGCAGTAGGCAAATCGTTTTCAAATATGAAAAAAGTGCCGGGTCTAAGATATTTTGTTCCATTTCTAAAAACGCCATACAACGCATTCAAATATGTGTTTCGTGACCGGACACCGCTGGGTTTAATGAGCGCAGAAATACGTTCCCAAATCTCGCGAGGTTTTCAGCCCGGCGCTACTCAGCTCGACAAACAAGTTGCCGAAATGGCCATAGCAAGAATGTCTTTGGGATCTGGCGCTGCGCTGGTTATGGGTGGTTTGGCTGCACAAGGACACATCTCTGGAGCTGGCCCAGCTGATCCTGGTATGCAAGCCAATCTGCGCGCGCAGGGCTGGCGGCCATATTCAATACGAGTGCCGGGTAGCGTCACGGACGAAAATCCGCTTGGTGAATGGATTAGCTATATGGCGTTTGAACCCTTCACCACAACGCTCATGATTGGCGCTGATGCAGCTGAACTGATGATGGATGGCACTCTTGATGAAGCAACTTATCAGGAAATAGCCGGGCATGTGGCTGCAGTGTTTGCGCACCAGCTCACTGACAAAACATTTATGTCGGGCTTCAGTAATCTCGTTTCTACGCTGCAAGATCCAACACGCTACGCTGGCAGCACTCTTGATAATTTCATTAGATCCGGTGTTCCGCGCGTTGTTGCACAAGTTAAAAAATCGGGTTTGCCAGGGGTGCTAGAAGGGGATCCCGTGGTGAGAAATGCAAGGACTGCCCTCGATCAGATTAAATCACAGATCCCAGGGTTCTCTGAAACTTTGCCGCCAAGACGTAATCATTTCGGCCAAGTTAAAGTGCTTGATGGATCTCGCGGCCCTGA